TTTGGGATACAATTTCCTTGAAGTGTTATGGTGATGAACATGCTATGCATGAAATGCAAGAAGCTAACTATGATTATAGATATGTAGATAACTTTTCAGCTAATGTAGAATTGGTAGTTCCTTCAACAATTACAATTGAAAACAATTTAAGAACATCTGCTAAGGTTCTTAACATTAAAGGATTATTACCGTGGAGGTAAAGTTATGCCAGAGACAAAAAGTGCTGCAAAGTCAAGAGCCAGACGAGTAGGAATACCTGTTAGTCAAGTAGTTAAAGGTCCGGGTAAAGGATATTTCATAGCTCCACGAGGAATTAAGAAAGCAAAGGTTAAACGTGCTTATGCCGCGATGCGAGCCAGAGGTTACTCTAAAGCTAAGGCTGCTAAGATAGCTCATTCTATACAACGAAAAAAGTAATGGCACTAATACTACCATCCCCAATATTTGCGGCAAGAAAGACTAAGGTTTCTTTTTCTATTAATGGACAAGATATAATGTTAGGACTTGCTAGCAAGAACATATTGTCATTTTGTTATACGGATAATACTAGTGACAAAGCGGATGATCTATCGATTTCTATTGCTGATCCTGAAAGAACTTGGATGCTTCGATATTTACCAACTAGCAAAAAAGGGGTAGAATGTGAAGCTAGTATAACTGTCTATGATTGGGCGGGACCATTTGATACTAGGACTCTTGAGTGTGGAATTTTCTTTATTAATACTATTTCCTTCAATGGTCCGCCTAATGTAGTTGATATCAAAGCCAGTAGTATTCCACCTAATGGACTTAAACATCAGAAGAAACATAGAAGCTGGGAAGGTAGTGATTTAAAATCAATAGCAGGAACGATAGCTAGTGATAATGGGTTAACTTTGTTTTATGATACAAAAGAGAATCCTATCAGTAAACGAACCGATCAGAAAGATAAAAGTGATATAGAGTTTTTAAGAGATCAATGTAAGGAAGCTAAATTAAATTTAAAGATCCACAAGAAGCAGTTAGTTATTTATAGTGAGGAAGAGTATGAAGCTCGACCTCCGGTATTTCAAATAGTTTACGGACAATCCTATATTCTTGATTGGAGTTTCAGTACGAAGAATGAAGATACGCATAAGAGTTCAACTAACTCCTATGTTAATCCTGAAACTGGTAAAATTACTAAAACTAAATTTACTCCAGAAGAACCTCCTGAAGGATCGGATTCGGAGTTAATGCACAATGAAGGAAATTTTGTTGAACCTGATTCCGCATTTGGAGAAGGGAATTTTACACCTGATATGCTAGCAGCTTTGGCTCCTAAAGATGAATTGTTAGTAAGTGAACCTAGCAGCGACGATCCGATGGTTAATAAAGGAAAAGGTAAAGGGGGAAGAAAACATAGTGAACGTAAAGCAAAAGCTAAATTAAGAGAGAAGAATAAGAAGGAGCATACATGTAGTATCAAGACAGTAGGTAATCTGGACTATCTTAGTGGGTTAAATCTACAGACAGTTAATTGGGGAATCTTTGATCGTAAGTGGTTTATCGAAAGCAGTGTGCATGATGTTAGTGATAGTGGTTACACAACAAATTTAAAATTGAGAGGCACATTGAAGGGATACTAATTCTATGCTTCTAGCAGTATCAGGCGAGACAGTTAATGCAGCTTTGAATGAAATCGAACGTATTGGCTCCTGGCCTATTCAAGCATTAAATGTAGGACTCTTTGTGTTAGTGTTAGGTGTATGTTGGTTATTCTTGAGATCGACTAGATCAGACCTTGCGAAACTACAAAAGAACTATGAAGAAGAACGGAAAGAATATGTTACTTCTCTTAGGTCACTTCTAACTGAAAATGGAAAGATAATCGAACGTAACAATACTATTTTTGATCGGATAGATCGAAAGCTAGAGAGGATAGATGGAAAAGGTTAGATTTAGTTCTCAGGCTATGAATGACCTAATCTTTTGGAGTATACAAATATGTATAATAGCAATTGCATTAGGAATTATTTGGATACGTTTAGATGCTACGGGAAAGGTAATGTCAAAGTTAGTAACTCTTCAGAATGATGAGTTAGTATTTGTTAAGAAGCAAACGGCAGATGCTGATGCACAAACTAAGTTAGTCGAAGCGAATGAAGCTAAAAGAGTAGAAGCATTCAATCAAATCATGGCGCAGCAAAGAATATTGATGGATAATACTGAAACTTCTACAAATGAAATTCTGAATCGAGTTAAAGGAATAGCTAGTGATGTTACGGCGACACTAGATCAGATTAAAATTATTAGCAAAGCTGTAGTTGGTGAAGCAGTTCTACACGAGCAAAATGCTGTACAAGCGAAAGATATAGCTGCTTCAGTTAAGACGAAGGCAGCAATTACTAGTGGAGCATTAGCAGTTAAGAAACGACAACTTAAAAAAGCTACTCAAGTTATAGCCAAAGAAAAGCAAAAGAATCCAATTCAACGTATGCTTCAACCTATAGGACAATAGTTATGATAGATAAACGGAGCGAGAAAAATATAGCTACTCTAAAGGCAGAAGTTCAACCATTAGCAAGGAAGTTAGTTGAAGAAGGAGTAGCGCAAGGAATCAATGTTAGAGTTATTAGCGGATTAAGAACCTATGCCGAACAGGATGAATTGTACGCACAGGGTAGGAGTAAACCAGGACAGAAGGTTACTAAAGCTAAAGGTGGTTATAGTTGGCACAACTTTGGATTAGCATTTGACATAGGAATATTTAGTAAAGATGGTAAAACTTACTACGGAGAAAGTAATAGTTATAAAGAAATGGGAAAGATAGGAAAAGAGTTAGGTTTAGAATGGGGAGGAGATTGGGACTTTGTAGATGAGCCACATTTCCAATATAATCCAAAAGGGTATAGTATGGCACAATTAAGACAGAAGCATGCTGATGGAGAAGATTTGTTCGCATAGAAAGGAGGGGTAGTTATATCGACTATGACAGTGAAAGCTTGTTTCCCCGTAACAAGACAGGTAGAGATTCAAATATTAGAACTATGTTTGATAAGGGTAAAGTCATCGAAAGATGTGTCGATGATACACAAGTTAGTGTTAGGGTACAGATACTAGATAAAGATGGATTCATAACTAAACCAATTCCTGTTAAACAATTTGGTAGTAGATCTAATCAAGGTTTTTGGTGTCCAGATATAGGAGACGATGTTAGTGTTGTATTTCCTCCTAACTCAGAGAATGGAGATGGATTTGTTGATGGTAGTTTTTATAATACCGGCAATCCTCCTCCTCATGCTATAGATGAGTATGGGAAAGCAACGGAGCAGCCTGTCCATCCTGATACTACACATAAGACATTTAGAGACGGTAGTGTAGTAGAGTTTAATCCTGTTAAATCTGTTTTGACTATTACTACCAAGGGACAAGTTATTATAAGAGCCTCTAAGATATACATAACAGGAATTGTAGACGTAACAGGAAATGTTAACATCAAAGGGAACTTATACGTAGATGGAAGAATTGACAATACCGGAGATATGTCTACTGGCGGAACACATTCAGATAGTGTAGGAAAACACGACGCATAGGATTTTGTATGGCAATTGTGGGTTGTTTTGGATCGTTAATTTTCGAATGTAGTCGAAGGAGGGTGCATACCTTTAGTGAATTGAAGGTTAGCAATTCGGCTAGATATGCTGAACATGACGTACATCTACAACTACCTATATTAGAGTTTACTGGACCGGGATTGCATGAAATTAACTTTTCAATGAACTTTAATAAACAATGGAATACTGATCCATTTGTTAGTCTTGCTGTTCTTAGATCCTATAGTAGATTAGGTTTTGTTGCTCCACTGTTGATGGGATTTAGACCTATAACATTGGGGTTTAATTTGTGGGTAGTAACACAAGTATCAGAAGAACATAGATGGTTTACTAGACATGGACTACTACAGGGAGCATCGGTAGATGTTTCGCTGAAGGAATATAATATGTTGTTGTAAGAATATTAACCGTTATTAAATTATATGCCGCCGCTGTTTGATTACGACTTGAGTATAGTTCCCGATATAGATTTTGCGGAAAAGGATGCTAGCATTATTCAATCGCAAGTCATCAATGACTATGAAAGTTATTTTGCATTAATAACCAGAATTCAGAAAACATTAGGTAGAGCTGATCCAGTTAGGTTATTTCTATTGTCAATTATTTACCAGTTAATTGTCCAACGAGGAATAGTCGATGTAACAGGAAAGAATAACCTAATCAAGTATGCTAGACAGGAATTTCTAGACAACATAGGTGCTAGATGGGGACCGACTAGAGGAAAGAGATTAGATGCGAAGAAAGCTAGTTGTATTCTGAGATTTGGTTTGTCTGCTATTATGCGGATTGAAACTGTTATCCCTCTTGGTACACAAGCACAATCGAATAGTGGAATTATATTTGAGACTATTAAGGAAGCTATTATACCTGCTAGGTGGCAAACTGTAGATGTTGTAGCAGAGGCGGTAGAACCTGGGGCGTTTGCTAATGGTTTATTAGCTGGACAAATAACACAATTGGTTAGTTGGAGTGCTCCATATTTAGTAACCGTTATTAATCTTGATACTACTTCTGGTGGTGCAGAGATCGAAACAGATGATAGATTCAGAATGCGGATATGGATGGCTCCTGAATCCTTTTCAGTAGCTGGTCCGTATGGTGCCTATGAATATTGGGCTGCTAGTGCTAACTCTAATATTAGTAATGTTAGTGTTTGGAGTGACGCTGCTAATGCTGGAAAGGTTTATATTTACTTCCTAATGGAGAGCGGTAGGTTGCCAACAGATGAGGAGAGACAACAGGTCTATGATATATGTAGTGCGGATGATATTAGACCGTTAACTGATCAGGTATTTGTAGAAGTACCTATTATTGTTGTTGTCTTGGTAGTAGCTTCATTTTGGATAGAAGATTCGAAGGCTGCATTTGCAGAAGACATTAGAACAAATGTCTATACAGCATGGGAGGAATATAGAGTTTGGCAAAGCGAAGAAATAGGCAGAGACATTAACCCTTCGAAGTTAGTTCAAATGTTAATTAATGCTGGAGCAAAAAGAGTAGTAGTAGATAGTCCATTGTTTACAGATCCTAACAATTTTATTAATAAACAGAGTGTGGCTAATTTAGATGCAGCTTCAACTTTGACTTATGCTGGATTAGAAACGAAGGTTGTAGCTGATTTTCAATTACCAACTTTAGGAGGTTAGATGTGGAGAACTCTGGATATTGTTCCTGAAAGTATTAGAACTGATCCTCAAGTTATAGCTGCATGCGAATCGATAGACAATGAACTAACATTTCTCTATGAGGATATACCTGATGTTTGTTTTTGGCCTTTTGTAGAAAAGCAAGTTCCTCCATTGTTAGATGTACTAGCATGGGAAATGCATGTTGATCACTGGCAGGGATGGCATGGGGATTTATCGAATAGGAAAAAAGTAGAGTTAATAAATAAATCGATAGATTGGCACCAGCACAAAGGGACTAAATATGCTGTTGAAGACATGGTTAGAACGATTTTTACGGAAGGTTACATTGTAGAATGGTTTCAATATGGAGGTAATCCATTCTTCTTTAAGATAGTATTAAAACAGCAAATAACGACTAAAGAACAGCTTAGAGCATTGCTTGAATCGGTTATAGCAGTTAAGAATGTTAGAAGCTGGATAGAAGCTATAGAGATAACTCAAGGAACAATTCCTCAACAGTTATACATGATAGTAGTAACCGGAGTAAATATAACTGTACGAATACCTGTTAGTACGAATCCGAATCCGAATCCTTAAATTTTATGTCAGCCTTTGCCACTAGTATATTAACAGATGCAGGATGGGACCAGTTAGCTTCCGCATTAGCAGGAGGAAATTTAGACTTTGTTCGAATGGAAGCGGGAGATGGAACTGTTGTAGACGATAATGAAATAATGGGAATGACCGCACTGAAAAACAAAATAATGGATATACCCATTACTAGTTATTCAGATGATGGAAAAGGTCAGTTAACATTAATAGGAACATTAAGTAGTAAGAATGTTACAACAGCATTTTGGTTCAGAGAATTAGGTGTTATAGCTACGGTAGGTTCGGGACCGGAAACCTTATATGCGGCATCTAACTCTTATGCTTTGGCTGACTATATCCCAGATAGTACTAATCCAGCAGTTGTAATTCAAAACCTTGAGATAGTAGTTAAGATCGATAGAGCAACTAATGTAACTGTTAACTTATCTCTTGGCGCTAATGTAACTGCTGAGAATATAGGACCAGCTACAGTTGGCGCAGGATGGTTTAGAGATAAATTAAATAATATTCTTAACTTCAAAAGATTTGTCTCAACTGTTAGTGTTAAGATTTCAGAAACAACAGACACAATTCGAGCAGATGCTATAATTCCTCCTGCAATTCCAGTTGGTTGTATGATGGATTATCCGTCGATGACTCCTCCCACAGGATGGTTGAATTGTGATGGAGCAGCAATCTCGCGGACTGGTTTTCCTGCTTTGTTCTTATTGTTAGGTATCCAATTTGGATCAGGCGACGGATCGACTACCTTTAACCTTCCAGATTTTAGAGGTAGAACTTCTATAGGTGCTGGATCAGGACCAGGATTAACTGCTAGAAATATAGCAGAAAAAGGAGGAATAGAAAATACAGTATTAACTATAGCTCAATTACCTGCTCATAATCACTATGTTAATGATCCTACACATGCACACGGTTATGCAGATTGGGGGCATGGGCATGGGTTAGGTGACCCTGGACATGCACATAGTGTATACGATCCACAGCATAGCCATCCGGCACCAACATCCACTAACTGGAATCCTCCAGACCATTCACCATATGATTACAATGTTCAGTATGTTGGAAGTGCTATGGGTGGAATTAAAACTGAATTCCTAGGTTTTTCTACTCAGTGGAAACCAACTGGTATAGGTATCTATGGAGCGGGTACAGGTATGTGGATAGGAGCAAGTGGAATAGGTATAGCAATCTATGGAGCGGCGACAGGAATTTGGCTGAATGATACTGGAGGAGGACAAGCTCATAGCAACATGCAACCATATCTAGTTATCAACAAAATTATTAAAA